TGATCCTTCAGACTATCGTTATCCAATAGATCAAAATTATCCAGCCTACATACAGTATAGAGCCAAGAAAGTTTTACCAGCTTCAATCAGAGCTTCTAATACTCTTATTAATGAATATAAAGCAACAGTACCCGAAAGACTAAATGGCGCCAGCTCAATCACCGGCGATCAAGGAGGTGCTAATATTGGACTTGGTGAAGTTTTAGCTTCTGAAAAAGATTTAAGTCAATACGAACAGCAATTATTAAACGCTGCCTATGATGCTGACAAAGCTGCGCAAGATGCTAGAAATGCAGGAACATCGCAACAAGGATTATTAGGATTTACTACAACTTATAGACCAGGCAAACCTATTAGATTATATTTCCCTCAATCAGTTCAGATACATGACAATATACAATACGATCAAGTTGGATTAGGTTTAGCAGGTGCAGCTGGACTAACTGCACTAAATAAAGGACAAGATATTTTAGAAGCAGTAAAAGCTGGTGCTGCAGAAACTGGTAAATCTCTTTATTCTCTTTTTGGATTAGGACAGCTTGATGATCAAGCAGCAAGATTGGCTGCAGCACGAGCTGCTAGCATGGTATCTGCACTAACGCCGGCTGGAGCTCAAGGCGCTTTGGCTATAGGCTTACAGGTAAAAGTAAATCCAAACACTAGGTCTATATTTACTGGAGTTACGGTAAGGAACTTTCAATTTACTTATGATTTTTATGCTAGTTCTAAAGAAGAAGCTAGGATGGTACAAAGGATAGTTAAAAAGTTTAGAACGACTATGTATCCTAGAGCTATTCCTGATGAAGCACTTAATGCTGGTTTACCATTAGGTTATGAATTTCCAGACTTGTTTGAAATACGTTTTAAGTTTGGTAACGGCGGTGACATTGATATGCCTCAGCCTTTATTATCTTATTTAAGAGATGTTAATACTACTTACAATCCTGGAAGTATGTCATTCCATGCTGATGGCAAACCTACGCATGTTCAACTATCTCTAACATTTCAAGAATTTCGTGCTCTTAATAGGCAAGATATTGAGAAAGAAGGAGGCCACTAATGTCAGATTTTTTTAATAATTTTTCAAAGGTAGCCTATGCGTTTGGAGATGAGTTTAATAAAAAAGGTGGTGCCGAACTTACACTTGAATTATTTCAAGATATAACATCTTATGTTGACTTAATAGATGATATTAAAAACGTTGCACCATATTATAGTCTATACAATATATTAGAAAACGATAGGCCTGATCAAGTATCACAGAAAATATATGGTACACCTAACTATCACTGGACATTTTATATTATGAATGATCATCTTCGTAAACAAGGCTGGCCATTGTCTATGCTAGAACTTGATAAGAAAGTAAAACGTGATTTTCCTCATAAGTTTATAAGAACAGTTGATGTGTTAACAGGCATTATGCTACCAGGACAAAGGGCCTTTGGTTCTATTTCATCTGGTGGTGGATTTATATTAAGGCGGCATTTAGATCTAGGTTTGATTATAATAGATTCTAAAGATCATTTTCAGAAAGATGAAAAAGTATCACACACTGCATACGAAGGACCTACTAGTTCTATCACTGTTAAATCTACTGGGTTTGAATATTTATCACCACGATACTATGAAGACGGTAACGGCGACCAAGTAGATATCGATCCTCACAGTGGTACCGGAGGTGCATTACTGACTGAGGTAACTCAATATGATCATTACGTTAGAGAGAATGATAAATTAAAACAGATCAGAGTCATTAGGCCTGATGCAATTCAAAGTATTGTTGGAAACTACATAGAAGCATTGAAATCATGAGCAATGAACAACCTTCAGGCAGTGAACAGTCTTCTGCCTTTTCTGTTATATCAGCGACTATAAAAAGTTCTAGGAACGTTACGATTAACGTTGATTCAGTATTGTCTGAACTTATATTCTATGAAAACATAGGTAAACCTTTTGTGACTGGATATGTGGCATTAGTTGATAATGAAAGAGTAGTTGAAGGCTTACTAGATGTTCAAGGCGCTGAAATATTTGAAATCAAATATGAAAGAAATACAGGTAAAATAGGAGTTAAACCTATTGTACAACGATTTGTTATACAAAGAATTGAAAAGCTAGCTCGAGCAAATGAGTTTACACAGGTAGTCATATTTAGATTAATTGATGAAGGTGTTTATAAATCAGGCTTAATAAATGTTAATAAACTTATGGAAGGCCAACCTTATCAAATTATTAATACGTTACTAACAGAACATTTAAATAGAAATGATTTACAAACGTCTGCAAAATTTAATTCTTCAAATAAGATGAGAGTTATAGTACCAAACATGACTCCTTTAGAAGCAGCAGAGTGGATTAGAAATAGAGCTACTAATCCAAATGGATACCCATATTACTTATATAAAACTGCAATAGATGATAAGTATATCTTTGCAGACTTAGAAACATTGTTATCTTCTCCTGTTATAAATGTTAATAATCCTTTTACAAATAACCAAGCTTCTAGTTCAACTTTAAGTCTGCAAAGAGAAATGGTTATTGAAGATATGGATCAGGCTGAGGTTGATGATTTGTATTCTATGGTAAGAGCAGGCGTAGTTGGATCTAAACAACAATATTATGATGTCACTACTGGAGATTACGAAGAAATAGATTTTAACATTAACAACGATGTTATAGCTGACATACATTTATTAAATGAAAAGCAAAAGCGACCTACTATTGATGGTAAATTAACATTCGAAGATATAGAAATATCAAACTATCAAGCGCGCAAGCATTCACATATTAGTATATCCAAACCATACAAAGAAGTAAGAGCATATGATGAAGAATATGTTGAAGGTGGTAATAAAAATAAAATTAAATCTAGAGCTTTACAACATTTATTAGATAAGACTCCTATAAAATTAGTAGTAAAAGGTGATGCTTTTATTCATGGATTAGAAGATTATGGTGTAGGTAATAGCGTAAGAGTTATTGTAAGAGCTAAAGAAGAATCACAGACTAAAATGAAAATTGATAGAAAACAATCAGGCGATTATTTAATTTGTGCTACTAATTACATTTTAAAATTTGATAAAGCAAATGCTTCTGAAATGATTTTACTTTGTGCTAAAATAGCAAATTATCAGAATGATACGTATAGTCCTAGTGGAGGTGTCATATGAGTGTACCTACAACATATAACGATTATTATGGCGATGAAACTAGGTGGTTCATAGGTACTGTTATAAGAGTAGATGATGATCCGGAAAGATTAGGTAGAGTCAAAGTTAGAATCTATGGAGTACATCCTGAAGATCCTGAAGATTGTGCACCAGATGAATTACCATATGCGTCTGTTATTTTGCCAAGTACAGAAGCCGGCGCTTCTGGTTATGGTGGCACTGTAGGATTAAAGCCTTCAGCACAAGTCTTTGGTATTTTTCTTGATGGTAAAAATTCTCAAATGCCTTTGATCTTAGGTTCAATACCTAAGAGAGAATCTACTACTAAAAAGCAAGGTAGAGAACTTATAGATCCTAATGGTTACTATGTACAAGATCAAAATCAAGTAGAATATGCAAATGGTGGTGGTGATGGAGACGTATACTATGCTAGCTTTATTTCAGGTCAAACGCGTAATAGACAAATACAAAGAGAACTATTTGTAATATTACAAACTGCAGCAAAAGCAGCAGGTGTTGAAGTAGAAATATTTAGTGGTGGACAGGACATTGAAGGTCATGGTACACGAAGAACTGGTAGTACGCGACATGATGCTGGTTACGCAGCTGACGTATATGTATATGATAAACAAGGTAAACAATTAAGAACAAATGGTAGAGATCCTGTGATGAATAAGTTCATTACAGAATTAGCTGCAGCTGGCGCAAAAGGTATTGGTGCTCATCCACGCTACATGGGTGGAACAGGCGTGCATGTAGATTTATGGGGTGAAGCAAAAGGTGGTGAACTTTGGGGAGAAGGCGGAACTGGCGATCCACCTCAATCTATTATAACTGCATTTAGAGAAGGACAGCGTAGATTTTATCAGGCTGGTGTTGTTGATAGTACCGCAATTAAAAATAAAAATAAAGAACGTTCACTTGCATCTGAAGAATATGCAAATGCTGCGGGCGAAGCAGTGCTAAGAAGAATTACTGCTGAAGGTTCTACTGCAAACGATGTTGGCACAAAAGCAAACGAATCATTTAAAACGATATCAACTACTACTGGAGATAAACCTGTAAAAGATGAACCGATTGCAGCCGAAGTAACCGAAACAATTCCTGGTCAAACAGTAAAGAAAAATAACACAGCCTCATCTGACATTGGCAACTTAACAGGAAGTACTAGTATTTCTGCACCAAAACTAGATGAGATTATTGCACAAGGTAATGTAGCAGGTATGAATGCTGCATTAGTACAAGGATTAGATGTACAGGAAAATAAAGTTGCAGCCATTGTAACACCTGGTGCACCTATTGAAAGTGAAGTAAAGAAAGCTGTAGAAGAAACACAGGCTGGTGGAGTAGAAAAAGTATTAGGTGAGGAAACGGTTACAGCATCTAGAAAAGTATCTGATGAACTAGGCAATCCATTTGGCAGTTCTAATCTATTTGGGTCTATTGGTTCTGGTATAAGTAACATACTATCACAACTCGTTTCTCTTAGTTTTAATCAGCCAGGATTTAAATCGCTTGACGGCACTACAGCATTTTTGCCAGAAGGTGTACAGCTAATAAATGCTTCAGGAGAAAAGGTTACACCACCTCCAGTTGTAAATAATAATGGGCATACAAATGTTGCAGACTTAGTTTCTACTAAACAAAGTAAAAAGAATCTATACACTGCTGGTTTAGAAGATTCTAAATGGGCAGGTGTAAATAGTAGAGGTACACAAATCGGAGGTAGTTATGAGTTTAAAACATTAAGCTCAACTGATCACATTGAAGCTGAAATGAGATTTGCTTCTAACCAAAGAGAAATTACAAGTTTAATTATTGATTGGACCAATCTGCCATTTGGTTATGATAACTATACAATTGATGAGATACATCAATCAATAGGTGAATTACATACAAAAGAATACGGTATAAACGTTATTAATGCAAAGCCAAATGATTATGGTATACAAACTCATATGTACGTTCACCAAAGTGGTAAGATAAAAAGAGCTGTACCACCTAAGAATCCAATTAAAGCACTTAAGTATCCTGTAAGGCAAGACATATACGATCATTGTATACACATTACATTAAATGCAAGTTCAACTACTGGACGGCCACATAGGCAATTAGAATCTTTAGATGAAATAATAAAAACTTTTATAAAGGTATTTCCTGGTGCTGAAATTTTAGGTGCAAATGATTTACTACCTGAACTATCAACCACAGCACCTGGCTTTAGTGTTCGACCATATGTGTTACGTAAGTTTGGTAAAGAATCTGTTAATAAAGAAATACCTGTTACTGTTATTCCATCAGCAAAACAATTAGCAGACTTACAGCCTGATAATGTAGTAACACCACAATCAGAACACAATAAAAGACCCGATCCTAATAAACTTATAACTCAGTTAGGAATGGATGTAGATTATAAATCAACTTCAGAAACTTGGTTTAATGATAACCAAGACACTATTGATTTGCTTAGACAGAAAGCAGAAAAATCTTATGAGTCTGTAAAAGAAGACGGGTCTGGAATATCAAACAAACAGGTTACAACATTAGATGAACAACATAACACTAAACTAATGGCTAACCTAAGAAATAAATTAGCTGCAGCTAATAAAGGATTACGTTATGTCTGATGATATTGAAAAAACATTAAAGAATAAGACTAAAGCTAGAGAAGGTTATAAAGATCCTAGTAATAACTTTCCTAGTGTAGGATATGGAAACTCTTCTTCTTTAAACAAAGCTGCTAGAGGTGTACACACAAATGAATTGTATATTGGTGGTGGTACAACAGATTTAAATTTAGACTTAAAAGAAAACGATCATTCGGAATATCCACTCAACCAAGTAAAAGAATCAGTATCAGGTCATATATCTGAAGTAGACGATACACCAAACAATGAAAGATTGTTATGGAGACATAAAACTGGATCAGGTGTAGAGATGAGACCTGATGGAACTATAATCGTTTCTTCTAGAAAAAATACTATCCATATTACTGGTGGAGACCAAAAAGTAATTATTGAAGGCGATGGTGATGTACATTATATGGGTAACTTGAAACTACACGTATCCGGAGATCTGGATATGGAAGTTGGCGGTGACTATAACTTAAGAGTACAAGGTGATAAGAATGAAGAGATACATGGTGGATCAAATACAAAGGTATATGAAAATAAATTAGAAACAGTGTCAGGTAATTCTTCTACGTTTGTTACAGGTGCAAATACCGAAACCTACTTATCTGACTATAATAAAATCGTAAAAGGTAATAACACCGAACGTGTTGCGGGCAAGCACGCAGAGTACATAGGTGATGATGCAATTGTGACAGCAAAGAACGCAATGAACTTTACATCTCCGGATATAAACATTGCTGCAAATGATTTAACTGCCATTGCTACTACAGGTGCGATAGGTGGTGATAATGTAATTCACTATGGAAAAAATTACTATGGTACATCTGCTACGTTTACTGAAGGTGTTACAGGTCCAGTATTTCATGGTGATCTTCAAGGTACAGCAGTCAGAGCAATTACAGCAGACGTTACAAACTCTCAGAATTATTCAGATCCAGATACGCATGATGGTAGTGCTGGTAACACAGGTTCTGCACAAGGTTACACTGCAGACAATACTCCAACAGACACTAGCAATAGAATGACACCTCCTGGTCCAAGTTCAACTACAATGGATCAATACTTAAATCAATCAGACAAAGGTGTAAGAACTGTTACGGTAGATCCTGGTGATGTAATGAAAAATACAATTGATAAGACATCTCATTATGGTGGAATATCGAAGTATCCTCTTACAACTGAAATGGTTAGGTCAAGATTACGAGATCCAAACACTGCAAGAAATAAAACGTTTATTGGTAGAGCTATAGCTGAAAATGTTTTATCTCCTAGTTATATTCAACAAAAGCCTGAAAAGTTTGAGATAGGATTAATATTCAATCGAGATGGTACAGGTAAAATTCCTGCTGGTAAGTTACTTGGCAACGAAGATATGAAACTAGAAAAGATTGCTACTGAAGCAAATACTATTGTAGTTCGGACACTTATCCCTAATCAATCTTATAATCCTGAACAACAGTATCAAAAATACGGTGTAATAAATGGTCATACTAAATTGGCTTCAGGTATATCACTGGCAAAATTCTTAGGTGGATATGGAGATCCTAACACATTAGAACATATTACAGATGACGTTGAGCGAGTAAAGATTGCTCGTAACTTATATGCGCATGCTGAATTTATGAATGCAGCTCAACAATATTTAGAAGAACTTAACAGTCATCGTTTAATAGTTACTGAAGGCTTATATAAAAAACGACCTGATGAAACATTAGATCCAAATAGTCTTAACCTATTAGCATCACGAGGTCAGGTAGTTGTATACGAATTAAGAGATAGAAATGGATTAATTGATATAGAGAAAACATTTGATTTGGCATTGTATTGTAAAGACTATGTTAACTTTGATCGAATGATTCTTGATTATGATTCATATAATCCTGATGATAGCTTAAATGCTCAAGTCATTATACAAATGCCTGCTGTAAATGCGGATTGGAATATGAGATATCGAAATGAAATTGAAACAAGATTTAATAATTACACACAAACAAACGGTGAATTGGTAGAAATATCAGAACCACCTGTATAAACTATATAAATAGGAATAACAACATTAGAGGATTAAATGGCTAAAGCGTTTTCGGTAGAAGATACTAATCTTAATACATCGATACTTAGTTCTAGAGCTCGTAACTATAAGGATTTGGATTTAACATTTAGTCCAAAGCCAGCAGGAGATGTATTTAAAAAATTAGATGCTGCTTCTGTAAAACAAGCTGTAAAGAATCTTTTAATGACGGCACAAGGTGAAAAACCATTTCAACCATATTTCGGATCACAGTTAGGAGAAGCGCTGTTTGATTTAGATACTGACTTTGATCCAGAATATGTACAGAATATTATAGCAGATGCCATACAAACATATGAACCAAGAGCTCACCTATTAAGAGTTAGTGTTCAGCTACAACCAGATTTTAATTCAATAGACGCATCAGTAGAATTTCAAGTTGTAAACACAAAAGAAATTGTAGTAGTTGATGTATCATTAGCGAGGCTTAGATAAATGGCTGCAACAGTTATTAAATCGTCTGATCTTGATTTTAACAATATCAAAGAATCATTAAAAAATTTCTTTAAACAGCAGGATGAGTTTTCTGATTATGACTTTGATGCTTCAGGTCTTAATAATGTTTTAGATGTTTTGGCATACAATACTCACTTAAATGGATTAACTGCAAACTTTGCAATTAACGAATCCTTTTTACCTACTGCACAATTAAGAGCATCTATCGTATCTCATGCTGAAACGTTAGGATATGAAGTTAGATCAATCACTACGTCAAAAGCAGTTTTAAATCTTAATGTCAATATGGCAGGAGTTGTAGGTCGGCGGCCACAGATACAGTTACCAGCAGGTTGGACATTTACATCTTCAATTGACGGTGTGTCATATACATTTAGAACATTAGAATCTTATTTTGCAAGAGATGATGGATCTGGAAACTATACATTTAAAACATCAGAAGATTCTCCTAACATACCAGTGTTTGAAGGCGTAGAAAAAACCAAGACATTTTTTGTCGGTGAACAGAATGAAAGACAAATCTTTGTAATACCAGATGAAACAATTGATACAGCTACAGCAAAAGTAAATGTATTCGACACCGCTACATCTAGTAATTTTCAGGCATACATTCCACTAAGGTCAGCTGTGACAATTGATAAAGATACAAGAGTATACTCAATTCGCGAAGCGCCTAATGGAACTTATGAATTAAACTTTGGTGACGGTGTATCCTTTGGTAAGAAACCAGATCCTGGTAATAAAGTAACTGTTACTTATCTTTCAAGCAAAGGACCACTAGCAGACAATGGAACTGTATTTACTTCTAATAATGATTTTAATCACCTTGGCTTGGACTATCCAGTTGTTGTTACAACTCAAACCGAATCAACAGGTGGTGCGGATAAGCAAACAATCGAAAGCATCAAACAACTTGCACCAATCGCATATGCATCGCAAAATCGATTAGTTACATCGTTAGATTATAAAGGAATGATATTAAGTAACTTTACAGATGTAACAGATTGTAACGTCTGGTCTGGAGATCAGAACGTTCCACGTGATTATGGTGCTGTATATGTTTCATTAAACTTTGCAGATAATACATCGCAGACTGTACAAGATCAAATTAAAGCAGGAATCATTGGTCAGTTTACTGATAACTTATCAGTCGTTTCAATTACTACAAAATTTACAGATCCTACAGAACTATTCTTAGAACTTACACTATCTTTCCAATTTGATCCTTCACTTACAGGTATCAGTTTATCTGCTACTGAAAGCTCAGTGTATAGATTTTTAAATTCATATTTCTCAAGGAATCTAAATAAGTTTGGTAAAATATTTAGACGTAGTAATATGTTAACTGAAATTGATGCTATTGATCAGGCTATACTTTCAAGTAAGTGTGATGTAAAAGCACAGTTAAGATTTAATCCAACAATAGGTGATAAGAGAACATTTGAACTACAATATCCTATGGATATAGCTGCACCTGATCCTTATCGATATATGGTACAATCACAGACATTTGAATTTGAAGGAACCATCGCAGTTATAAGAAATAAACTTAACTCTACTAGATTACAGGTAACAGACATTGATGGCAACGTTCTTTTAGATAATGTCGGCGAATACTTTCCAAGTACTGGTTTAGTTAAGATAGTAGGATTTACACCTGAAGCATTTATAGGCGGTGAAGATTTTATTAAGGTATCAGTCGTACCATTGAATGAAAGTATAATTAAACCATTACGTAATTATGTAATAAAAATCGATCCAAGCTTATCATTTGCAACAGCAAACGTAGATAGACAAGACACTACATCAACGGTATAAATTCATGGCAGCATTCGCACAAACACTTAGAGATTTTGGCAGACATGCAACTAATCTAAATAAGACTCTGGTTGATGAAATATTACCAGAACATTTTAGACAAGACTATCCTAATTTAATAACTTTTCTAGATGCTTATTATGAGCATTTAGATTCTGCAGATAATTTTGGCGG